TTATTCTGCGTCTTTTACTTTGTTAGCAGTTTTAGTGTTTTTGCTAACATTTTTGCTAACAGATTCAATATTCTTATCGAAGATATCGTCCATTTTATTCGCGGCTTCCTGATGAATATTAGGGAGAACATGTGAATATGTATCAAGTGTCATGGATATTGTAGAGTGGCCAAGCCTTTCCTGAACTATTTTTGGATGAACGCCTTGCTCTAATAAAAGCGTAGCATGTGTATGCCGAAGGTCGTGGAATGTTATATCAGGGAGCTTCAATTTGCGTATAATGCTTTTGAAAGTTTGCGATATATAATCTGGCTGAAAAGGCTCGCCGTTATCCCAGCAAATAACATAGCTTTGGTTAATATATTCATTGCCAAAATCTTTTTTGTTTTTTTTCTTGTCTTTCTTTTTCAGCCTTAAGTTCTTCTATCAGAATATCGGGCATTGCTATGGTCCTGATACTGGATCTTGTCTTTGGGTCCTTCTCAAATACTTCGCCATCGGGTGTTTTTACGCGGCTTTTACTTTTAGTTGCAAAGTTTGTATCAGGCCATTTTAAGGCTAAAATTTCGCCTCTGCGCAGGCCACAAGTTACGGTAAGAAGTATTGGAAGATGTATCGGCTTATCTTTTGTGTCCCTCAAGAGTTCTTCAACCTCTTCTGCCGTATATGTTTTAATTTTTGTTTCTGTATCCTTTTTTGGCACTATGATATTTTTGCAAGGGTTATGCTCTATAAATCTTCTTTCTACTGCAAAATTCAAGGCGGCATTGATTATAACTCGGCAATAATCCATATAGCGATGAGATAGTCCTTTTTTATTCATAGCGTTTATAAGGTTTTGAATGTCGCTTGTTTGCAGTTTTGCAAGCTTTATCTGGCCAAGCGCAGGCAAGATATATTTGTCAATCATGATTTTATAGCTGCTGTATGTTCCATGCGATGTGCTTGGCTCTACTTTCTGCTCCAGCCAGTACGACAAAAAATCATCAAAGCTTGCATTTTGCGAATCTGTTAGCAATCCTGCCTTATACTTCTTTATGTATTTCACTGCTCCGATGTTTGCATCGGCTTCGCTTTCAAAACCGGAGAGCCACTTTTGTTTTCTTTTTCCGGTCAGAGGGTCTTTTCCAAGCTCTATTATGGCGGTGAATTTGCTACCTCTCTTGGTTACATACCATTTCAAAGGCATCAGCCCCAAATATATGTTTATTTTTCATTGAAATAAAAATGATTTAATCCTCTTATTTTGCTGTAACTATAGGTTTTCAAAAGATATAAAGTAATATATAATATAACTGTATCATAAAGTAATAAAAATGTTACAAATGGAAAAAGATATTGTTATTTATACTTAGTTGAGTATTAAATAATAGTGAATTCATGATACTTTCATTCCTCATAGGGCTTTATTTGTCTTTGTAAATTTTATAATTTGGCCATAATCATATTTAAATTATTAATTTAAAGGTGTTGATTATGAAGACAAAAGATAGAGATATAAGGGAAGTTCTCCATTTAAATATAGAGGAAACTTTTAAAAACGATTATGATACCATTATAATCGATGAATTAGGTTTATGCCAAGGTGAGTCAAGAATAGATATAGCAGTTATAAATGGTCTTATACATGGTTATGAGATTAAAAGCGAAAGCGATACTCTTGAGCGTCTGCCAAGGCAAATTGAATTTTATAATAGAATATTTGATACTATAACGATAGTATGTGGTAAATGCCATATTGATAAAATCATTAATGAAATCCCTGGATGGTGGGGAGTTGTTATTGCAAAAAATAATAATGACAACAAAGTTGATTTAATCTCAATAAGAGAAAATGGTATAAATAAAAATACTGATCCATATTCAATAGTCCAATTACTTTGGAAAGAAGAAGCATTAGATATACTAATGCAATATGATTTAGATAAAGGCTACCATAACAAATCAAAGAAGATTATATGGGAAAGGCTTGTTGAAAGCCTCCCTATAGGAGAATTAAAATATTTGGTCAGAGAAAAACTCAAAAGCAGATCAAATTGGAGAGCTGGTTTACTACAAATGATATATGATGGTTAGTGCCAATTCTACGCCATATTTCAGCATTACCTGTATTGGCAGAACCCGAAGCGCATTGATAAATATACTCGTCACCCCAACTAAAATTTTGGCCTGCATATTCTTTCATATTTATTAATGCTTTACATAAATCATGTATTTGTCCCCATCCATTTTTTTTCACATTAGTCCCTTTGACTATTACAAAATTATCTTCTGCCGTGTATCTTATATTTGCACTCATCATCATTATTCTTGGATCTATTTCAAGGAGACCTGGGTTGGAAATAGCGTAATCGCTATACCACGGCATACGTTTAATTTTATTTTTATGATCGTAAATGTATTTCCATATATTCCATTCAGAACGTGCGATATATTCCACACTATTAGATTGTACCAAGCTTAAATTTTCAGGAAACGAAGTTGCGCTTAGAATGATTTCTTTCCATTCACCTAAATAGGGTAGCGAATTAATTATATTTATAGTAGATATTATGTTTTTCTTTTCTTCATTTGGAGAAACATATTTTAAATCTAACATTAGATATATATCAGATGGTTTAATATTAATATTTGATAAAAAATTTTTGACATTTATATCAATATCTAATAAATCATCATCAACGATTCTTAGACATATTCCAAGTTTATCTGTTAAATATGCATTGTTGACTTCATTTTGATAATTACTATCTCGATTTAATCCGGTTACTGGTATGACTTTTAAAGCTTTTTTCTTTGCTTCATTGATAATATAAGTCAATGGATTTTGACCATTTTGGAGATTTTTATTTTCGTCTAAAAAGTTAAGGTCTAAAAATAATATGTTGTTTGGAGCTAATGATTTTTGCAATGAATCGCCTATGTTTTCTAAATGCTTGTCGAGTATCTTAGCCGGTGTGTCATTATCATAATCCCATGGGACAGGTACAATTTCTATTAAAGGTAATATTTTTTCTTTAATAGATTCGTTTAAATACTCTAAAGCTTTTTGCTCACCTCTTTTCCATTGCAATATAGGAGTGTAAAAATTATGCTGTTCTAGCATAAACAAGCCTCCTTATAAAATTTATTTTTGTTTCAATCCCTCACAGACATGCTTTAAACTTGTTTAATGCTCTTCCACCACCACATCAGCTTTACTCTCAAACTCATACCTTTGCATATCAAGGCCGACTATGTATCCCATTTTAGGCATATCTATCATGATATGCTTTATTTCATGCATAAAAGTTCTATACTGTGTTTTATAGCTCATATTTCTGTTTATAACGAGGTGATAGCACCCTTTTTTGCTGATATATGTAAAACCTGATACAGATGCAGGCAGATTTCCTATCGTGACTCTTATTCCGAAACAGTGAACTACTTCATAAAATGGGATATTTCCGTCAATTAATGCCCGAAATAGGGGCTCATCAAAGAAATCAAGCATTATGCTGCCCCTTTCTATGCTTGGATGCTAATTTATTCGACGCAAAATAATTTCCTCGTGCTTTGCTACTTCTTCTTCAATGCGATCCAGCTTCTCGCTGTTTTGCTTATATCCGTCAAATAAGGCCGAGAGCTTGTCTGAAATTTGACCGTCTATTTTGGCTTCGACTTTGCCAAGCCTGTTTTCTACTTTGTCCAGCTTGTTTTCGACTTTGCCAAGCTTGTTTTCAACTTTTTCGATTCGGTCATTTACTTGTTTAAAGCCTTTTTGCATTTCGGCATACATCTTTGTCATAAGATCCAGCATTTCATCATCCATATGTATCCTCCTTTACAAAACTCCTTTTCCGCTTGCTGAATTATTTGTTTTAGGATATAATAATAAAAAGTGGGTGGTAAATGTTATGAATAATATAAGACGTAAAATATTCAAAGTGGTTGAGCACGAATTAGATAACATAGCCGAACACCAACACAGTAGAAAAAATAAGGAATCCAAACGCAGTCCTATTTTAGCTAATTTTGATAAAACCTTCTCCAAAAAGCTGAAAGAGCATGATGACTTTATGGCGACTATCAGAAGCTCTATGAAAAGTACCAAGCAATAGGATGCATTACCTTAAAATCATCTTTTATGGATAGAAATTCAAGCGTTTTCAGCAACATCTCATCGAAGACTTTAAATAAATCATCAAGTTCATTGTTAGGTTTAAAATCCATGATACTTTTTAAATCACCCGTAATATATCCTACAATCGTAGATTCGGAGCTGTATTTATATCTAAGGGAAATATAATTTTCTCTTAGATATTTTTTGGTTAAAGGAATTAAAATTTGATTGTGAATGATATATGTGTCTGAAGGAAGTATTTTCGAAATAAAATCAATCATACTTCTAACATCGTCAAACGTTTTTAATTCAGAATCTAACTTATCTTTCATTAGCTTTTCTTTTGCCTTAAATTCATTAGAACGTTTTTGCTGCCTGTTCATATTCTTTATGGCATCATCAAATGCTCCGCTTGTAATACTGGAATAGATTTTGGTGAAGTTTCCATCGATTAAGCTTGTAATAAATGATAGATCAATCATTTTGAAATTCCCGTTTAATATTAAATAGTCGCCAACAACGGGTGACTTATGGCTATCAGAACTAATAAGCCCATTCTTATTAAGATAAGATATTAGGTTATCAAAAGAGTTATCGTGGATAATCTTAGATAAGATTTCTTTACCGGCTTCGGTTTGCGAAATAGTGTTAATCTCTTTAATGTATTCGTTTTCAAAATTGTATTGATACCCAAGAAGGCTTGATAGCCCCATTGATATATTCGATTTGCCTGTAGCAGGCATATCCTCTTCTGTCTTGACTTCAGTCCTGCATCTTTGCTCCTCAAATTTTCTTGAATTCACTAGGCCGTCATCAATTTGCGCCAAGTATGAATTAATCAAATCTGTGTCTAAATATACGAAATGTTTCACTTATATATCCTCCCTTTACATTTAGAGGCTGTCATCTTTTGCTTCTTCATCCTCAATAGCCTTTATTATCCGGATGATTTTCTTGACATCTTCCGGAGACATTTCGCGAGTTTGTTTGAATAGAAGCTGTAAATCCTCACGTTCTCTAAGTTCGTCCCAGAACTCTGCAAGCTCGGGATCGTCTGAAAGGGAGTCGGCTATTTTGGCGGCAGGGGTGGGGGTGTCGGATATACCCATTAACCAATCAAGAGTAACTTGAAAATATTCAGCTATTTTTTTCTTAATTTCATCATCAGGTATACTTTTGTCATTTTCATACATAGAAACCGTTGATTTAACAATACCAAATAATTTACCAAAATCCTCTTGGGTTAAATTATTTTCTAACCTTAATTGTTTTATTCTTTGACCAATGGTTGGCATATTCTATCCCTCAGTTCATAAATCTTAAACTAATTATATCACCCAATTCAAGATAGAAAAATATTATTCAAGAAATTTTAACTTTTTTATTAAAACCCTATTATAGTTCAATTACTTTGAACTATAATAATTGAAAGTTGAAGATACTTGAACAGCAAAGGAGGTATGAACTTGAAAAAGGTCCATAATAAGCTCAAAAAAATAAGAACTGATAAAAACATAACACAAAAGGAAATGGCTTTAAAACTTGGATATAAAGACAAGAGCGGATATTGCCAGTTGAAAAACGGAGACGTTGAAATGACTTTAGAGAAAGCCATTAAGATAAGTCAGATATTAGGTGTAGGGGTAGAAGAAATTTTTTTTGACACAAAAGTTCAAGCATATAGAACAAATGAGCAAATCGCCTGAATAAAGTGAGAAGGATGGACATAAAAGACTTAAAAACAAATTTGGAAATAACTAACTTAAATGAGTTTAAGGAACACATAGAAAAAATGCAGAGATTAATCGAAGAAGCCAACAAGGAAGCTGGTATAATTAAAAGTTTTAAATTTGATGTAAAAGTTGATTAAAATGGGTGCCAATTAATTGGTGTTTATTCGAATAACTTTTTCTCAACCCATTCTGCTGAAGCTTTTTCTAGCATTTCACGCCATGAAGAGAATTTTGTAACAGATTTTATATGCTCATCAAACACATCATCAGGAATGGCTTTGAAATCTTCCTGAGAGTTGACTATGAAATTTCCAGCTTCTAGCAACTCTTCAAAAGATGAAAAGTCGGTATATTTTACCATAAACTCTCTAGTAAAAAGCTCGGCAAAGGAGACGTTGTTCTCACCGTCAAGACGTTTAGCATTCTTCGATAACTTTTTTAGTTCTTTACTGAATTCGTCAAAGCCCTTTATTTTATACATCATATCACCTCAGAAATAATTGGCACCCAATATAATGCTTCGACGCCAAGGAAGCAAATCCTGTAAACAAATCATCTAAAAGGAGGAAAACTACGACCTCTATCTGTACAAATATTATCTCACAAGAATAGTGAGATAGAAAAGAAATATAGTTTTTAAACTATGACTTTATTATACGAGGAGGAAATAAATTGAATGAACTTGCAAGAGTTTTTGATTATCAAGGCTGGAAGGTCAGGATACTAATCAAAGACGGAGAGCCATGGTGGGTGCAAAAGATGTGTGCGATATATTGGAAATAGCAAACAGCAGGGATGTAATAAGTAGGTTGGATGATGATGAAAAGCAGACTATTCAGGGTAAAGAAAGCCTTGTCGGTTTAACCGACGACCCTTTCACAACACAGTTAACAGTAGTAAATGAGTCAGGGCTTTATAACCTAATTATGAGTAGCCGCAAACCGGAAACAAAAGATTTTAAACGCTGGATAACCCATGAAGTAATCCCGCAAATAAGAAAAACCGGAGCATATTCACTGGATCCTCGAAAACTTTTAGCCGCCGCAGTGCCAGAAGCCAATAAAATCATACTAGAGAAAGACAAAAAGATACAAGAGTTATCGCCAAAAGCTGAATTTTACGATGCTGTAGCCGGAAGCAAAAGCGCCATAGACATGGGCGATGTAGCCAAGGTTCTATATGAAGAACTTCATTTAGGCAGGAACAAGCTATTTAAGGTATTGAGGCAAAAAGGAGTCCTTATGGAAGACAACAGGCCTTACCAAGAATATATTGACAGAGGTTATTTCAGGACCATAGAGCAGAAATACACAACGCCGGATGGCACAACACATATAAGTATAAAGACGTTGGTGTATCAGAAAGGGCTGGATTTTATAAGGAAGCTGATAAAAGAAAACAGTGTAAAGGCTCTAAGAAGAATAAATAATGAGCAAATCGCATAGGAGGAGGGGCGAAGGATGTGAATTTATTTGAGCATGTTTTAGACATCTTTTCTGATTTTTGGAGGTACCTTACGCAGGATTGGATAACATTTTTATCGTTTACGTTGGCTTTAATCTCAACAATTTGCAACACCGCATTTTGGATTTTATATCTTATTTCACATTAGGTGGTAGGACCGGATGAAGAAGCAACTTTGTTTTAAACGTTTTCCGGGAGGTTTTTACAATTAGTTTTGCTTTTGTATTGTCTGCTGGAATATTAGTATAAGGGCCAAAAAATAGATTTCCTTCTATTGCACTATAAGGATCGATAGTTATTACAGGCTTAATTAAATCAGCAACTGATATTGTTGATGTTTTTGTGACAGGTACAATCCTACTGCAAGAAGATGAGCTATCAAGACAAACAGGTTCAAACCCATCTATTTCCAAAATTATCTCCAGCAATGTTATGGGTTTTTCTGAATTATTGGTAGCTCTTGCCCAAATGTAAAACGTGAATTTTGTAGTGTCTTCTAATGGCTGGCCATAGGCATCCATATGTCCATAATCAGTTATATATCCGATTAGCATTTTTCCACGTTCACCCGAAGGGAAATAAAAATTAAGGCTCGGTAGTTCTTGTAAAAAACGCCAGAAATGCATAATTAGTGCCGCAAAGCCTGTTATTGAACCAAAGACACTAAGCCAAAAAGTAAAACTTTCATACATCTTTATTCACCCAATTATTTAGTTATATCAAGGAAACTATAGCAACAAATATATTATCTAAAAGCTCTTTTTGGCTAAATCCTTGCAACGAAAAGTTTTGCGAGGAGTATGGATTATTAATTTAAATTTCACCGGTGCCAATTCTTTATCAGTTTTAGACATGCTCATTGCCTCCTCCGCAAGCAGCAACATAGTTTACTTCATAGCTTTAATGAAATCTGTAAGTTTTTCTATCTGCTCAGGAGTTAGGTCTTTAACTTCTTGCAACAGTCGGGTAATTTCTGGAGGCATTGCCGAATCTTCATCGGAGAAGAATTCCGCCAAGGTGATATCAAGTGCATCACAGATTTTTTGGAGGGTTTGAAGGGACGGCATGTTGACATTACGCTCAATATTGCTTAAATGTTCGCGAGTTAAGCCAACTTTATTTGCCAGAGCTGTAATTGTAATGTTTCTAGATGTTCTCAATTCCTTAAGCCTTGCACCGATATCCATTAACAATCCTCCACATGATATCTAAAGATATACTTTACATTAATTATAAATAACAAATTTCAAAATATCAAGATAGAGCAAGAAATAGGAAGAAAAATTAAGATAACTTAGTATAATTGTGAAGTATCACTTTATGATAAGATTGATTAATGTGAAGTTAAATATTACAATAAAATCAGGCGGGGGTGATAAAGTGCTAAAAATAAAAGATGCAAGAGAAGCGGCAAGATTAACTCAGAAAGAACTTGCAGAAAAAGTGGATGTTTCGAGGGAATATATTTCGGCAATAGAAAACGGACATTATAATCCATCTCTAAATTTGCTCAAAAAGATAGCCAAGGCCCTAAATACCAATATTAAAGACTTAATTGAGGAAGAGTCCGCATAGAAGGGGGGAAAAATTATGAAGTATTTTTTCATGGTAGACAGTAAAGACAATGGACACTTATTAGTAGCCGCAGATAAACAAGAAGCTACAAATATTATAGAAAATGCAGGATTGGAAATTGCAGATTTATACGAGTTGGAGCCTGATACTTTCAAACAGCCTGGATTTTTAATTTCTGAAAGGTAGCCTCCTGGGCTAAAAGCAGGAGGCTAGAGGTACTACTTACCAGACTTGTTCTTAGTCGGATCTGCTAAGTCGTAAGTCTGATTAGGTTTATCGGTAGGTGGCAATGGTTCATTCTTGACAGCTGTAATCTCTTTACCAGTATGACCGCCTTTTGGACCGATAACCTCATATTGACCGGATTTTGGAGCTTTTTGACCAGGCTTTAAACCTTTATCCTTACTCATAATTTCACCTCCTCTCCAAGTACATTTTACCACTCAAGCGGAAGACAAGAATACGGAAAGTAAGGATAAAACAGGGATAATGAATTTAATAGTGGAAGGAGGTGAAGCAAAATGCAGCAGATGTTTGTTTATGAGCCGACAAATATATTTATCCTTGTAGATTCGGATAAAAACAGAAGTGCCGAAGATGTAATCAAAGCCTTAGATACGGTCATTGGCGCAATGAAAGGCTTAAATCTCACGATTGGAGAAGTTTATACTTTTATAGACATACTTCTAACTGATTTGTATGAAAATAAAATTTAAGCCTTAATCATCTAAAGGCTCGCTGTATACAGTACCGTTCTTACCTACAACAAGTTGACAATCTTGTTTCTCGCATTTAGGATAGCCGGTACAAAAGGTTGAAAGCAGTTTCTTACCAGGTATTAAACTACCCAATGTTTGAATTTTGGCATATGTGAGTTCTTGATAAACACTTTCATTAATTGCAGAACAGGTAACAGTACGACTAAAAGTTATTTTATCACTCATGATTTTTATCCCCATAATTATTGGAATTTGAAGCGGATATATCAATTACGCCATGTTCTGATTCCCACTGCTTGATATACTGCTCGATTAAAAATTCGATATGAGTTGGCCGAGGTTTAAGAGGGAGCGACAAGTATATGAAGCTTGGTCCTGATTGGGCAGTTAGAACGCTTGAACATTTTCTATACAACTATTTTGATGAATTAAGGCAGTTGCAGGAGATGAAAAATGATATTATTGATGCTTCGCCAATACAGAGCGAATTTGTAGACGGCAAAACGAGAAAACCCGGAGATCCAACCGCTGCCAAGGGAGTTAAGCTAGCATCAAATAGGGATATAATAAAAAAAGAAAGATGGCTGAAGGTTGTTAAAGACGTTTTAAAATATGCCGAGGCATATGATAAAGCTTATGGCACAAAATATTCAATGCTGATAAATAAAAAATACTTTGACGAGCTTGGAGAAGAGCAAATATGCAATGAACTAAATATAGACCGCAGCACTTTTTATGCCTGGAAAAAAGAAATATTGAGCATGGGAATCAATTTGGCAGCAGCAATGGGCTTGGTCAGATATGAAGATTTTTTGAAAAAGTCTAAGACTTACAACAGTAAAATAGGGTGATATAATATATAATAGTTAAATATGAAATACACGAGAGCCCAGAAAGGAGGGACCTGGGCTCTATTATTCTGGCACGTCTTGTCAAACAATGATGATGAAGTCCTATTTAATCGAGATACTACTAACAAATAAACTTATTACTTGAATACTTAAATAATTACTTGTTATCTATCTTCCATACGATTTTACTATCAGATATGGCATTCGGCTTAAATTCTATTTCGAGAACCTTCCAGCCTTTAGGCAATTGATAACCCAGGCAGCCACTTAACTTCTTGCCAGGAGATATAGTGCCGTCCATTGTCGTAGTACCTTTTTTTGCACTCTGTGCCATCAAATCTTCGTTTATAGCTGAGTCATCCACATAAGCATTAAAACTTAAAATTGAGCTGACACTTATGTCATTTTTTGAGTCATTTTCTATCGTCATATTGACCAATACGAATTCTTTACCTTCATCAGGTTTATTGAATTCATCACCTGCGGGTTTTTCAATGCTGGTTATAATAGCTTTTACACCATTTAATTCAGCAATTTCGCCTACTTTAAAATATTGCGGCGTTTCTTCTTCTTGCTTAGTATCTGCCGTTTTATCGTTGCTCGTTTGTTCTCCAGTCTGTTGTACACTATTGGATTGTGTGCTACTAAGAGTAGCAACTTTTTGCGGCTGCTCATTATTTCCACCGGAGCCCGCTGCTATAAATATAAATAGTATTACTATTATGGCCCAGAACCACCAACGTTTAAAAATGGATTTTTTAGGTTTATCTGTCATATTACACCCTCCTAACATATTTTTAATTTGTAATTTAATTATATCACATGATTCTCACAATTTACAATGTAGATAATCCGTAGGAATGCAATCAATTCAGTAATAGTATCGTGAAGATATGACATACTTATCAATATTTTACAAGAGCAAAAATCCTCTTGACATATAGTATTATATATGATACTATACAATCAGGAGGTGAAAAGATGGCAGGAGTAGAGAAAATCATCAAAAAAATGCATGCACAGACTAATGGGATACGCTTTGAAGAAGCAGCTAAAGTACTGGAGCATTACGGTTACATACTCGAAAGGAAGAAAGGCTCGCACAGGCACTTCAGAAACAAAGAAGGAGATGTAATAACAATAAAAGAGGAAAACCCATTGAAGGCTGTGTATGTAAAAGATATATTGAACAGAATAGGGAGATAAATTCTCCCTATACAATAACTACTTACTCCTGCCTTAATAAATGGAAAAGGATATAAAAAAAGATGTTAATTATTATATGAGCCTGCCATATACCTATGTAATACAGCAAATTACAGACGAAAGCGGGACTTACTATTATGCGAGGATATTGGAATTGGACGGTTGCCAAAGCACAGGGGATACTTTTGAAGATGCATATGAAAGCATTAAAGAAGCTATGGAAGGATGGCTGGAGGTAAAGCTACAGCATGGTGATCCGATTCCTGAGCCTATTGGAGACGAATCTTTCAGCGGAAAGTTTGTGATCCGGCTTCCTAAGAGCTTGCATAAGAAGCTTGTTGTAGAGGCTAAAAAAGAGGGTGTATCGCTCAATCAATATGCTTTATATAAATTGAGTAAATAAAGGCTTAGCGAGTAAATAAAAACATAAATGAAATAATAGAGAAATAAATCTTAGAGCCGTAAGGCTCTTTTTTATATAGGTGATACTATGGTGCTGAGAAAAACATGCCCAAGATGTGGGGCGATTATAGAAATGGCGCAAACCTATTGTGAGCAGTGCCAGCAGGAAGCTGATAAGCAGAAGCAAGAGCGGCAAATAAGATATGATACAGAAATAAGGTACAAGCGAGACAAGAAATATCATGATTTCTATAATAGTCTTGAATGGGAGAAAGTAAGGCAGGCAGCAGTAGCAAGAGACCATGCTTTATGTCAGGATTGCCTAAAGCAACATAGGATAAAGCCTTACGACACAGTGCATCATATAGAACCAATCAAAGATAATTGGGGTAAGAGATTAGACTTGAATAATCTTATATGTTTATGTGAGAGCTGCCATCAGGAAAGACATAAACAGCTAAAGGGGTAGGGGGGCATAAAAAAGTTTCCAAAATGCTAGGAGACCGGCGAGCGCAGTCTCGCTTGCAAAAAATTCCCGAAACGGGCATGCAAAGGGGGTGGAGGCGTATGGCAAGACCTTCAAAAAGTGTCAAAACAATGAGCAAGAATCTTACAAAGGAAGAGAAAGCAACAAGAATAGAGGTAGAAGAAAGACTCAAAGGATCATCTGATAAAATTCTACCGCCTCGACACCTGAATACAAAGCAAAAAAAATTTTCAAGAACATAGTCAATGAACTTGAAGAAAGCAAGATACTCGGCAACCTTGACATTTATATTTTAGCTCAAGCGGCAATATCCATTGAAAGACTTCAAAGCATTGAAACCACTATAAACAAAGATAATTCAAAAATGTTTGATAGAAATGTTTTAGCCGCTAAAGAAAAATATACAAAAGATTTCTTTAGATGTTGCAATGAACTAAGCTTATCTCCCCAGTCAAGAGCTAAGCTGGGTAATATTGCTTTGCAAACAAAGCAGCAGCAGGAAGACCCGCTCCTAAAAGTACTGGTTGGTGGCAAGAATGCTAATTGAAAACGCAAAAAGATATGCGATAGACGTTGTAAGCGGCAAAGAAATAACGACAAATGAAGTCAAAAAGCAATGCGAGTGGTTTCTTGAAGATGTGCAAAAACAAGAAGACATAAGCTTTCCATACTATTTAGACGAGGACGAATTAATCAAGGTTGAAGGTATACTGAGCCTTATAAATTTTGCTACAGGACTCAACGTGATAGGCTCGCCTGTTTTATATGGCCTTTGGGACTTCCAAGCTTTTTTTATTGCTAATATATTCGGATGGCGGTTCAAAGAAGACAATAAAAAGTTTCGGTATCGTGACGTGACATTATATATAGCTCGCAAGAACGCTAAAACATTCATTTGCGCTTTAGTAATAATAATTCTGATGCTTACTGAAGATAAATACAGTGAGTTTTATTCAATATGTTTGGACAGGGACCTTGCAGGCGAAGTAAGAAAAGCCATGACGCAGCTTATTGAGGCCAGCCCTGCTATCAATATATTTTAAACTGTCTACAACATTAAGCGGCAAGATAGTTTGCAAACTTACTAATAGTTTTTATCAGGCGAGGACGGCAGAGGCAAGCAGGAACAATGCTATCCGTCCATCTGCTTTCATAGCTGATGAAATAGCCGCTTTTAGAGATTACCATAATATTAACGCCATGAAGTCAGGCCAATTAAACGTTAAAAACCCGCTCCGGTTTAAACTTACGACAGCATATCCCGAACGTGATAGCATAATGCTTGAAGAACTTGACTATATACGCAAAGTATATGATGGCGTTGTTGATGATGACAGGATGTTTGCCTTACTGTATTATGCAGAAGAGGGACATGAGTGGGATGATATTGGCATCATGCAGGCCAATCCTCTTAGAATAGAAGAAAATTATCAAGAGATAAGAGACAATCGGAAAGCGGCGTTGGAGAAGCCTTCCGAAAGAATAGAGTACCTAACAAAGCATATGAATGTGTTCGTTACTCAAACACATGAAGAGAAATACATTGACTTTGAATATTGGAAGAAATGCGAAGCGGCCGAAATAAGTTTTGAAGGTAAAGAGGTGGTAGTTGGCGTAAACCTTTCCATATCCACAGATTTAACAGCAGTTTCGATTATGAGCAAAGAAAATGGATTTTACTATTTATCTTCTCATGGTTTTTTGCCGGAAGACAGCTTAGACGGTAGGCGTGAAAAATTTGATTACAGGCAGGCCGCCAAACGTGGCGAATGCACTATAACAGATGGCATGATCGTCAACTACACTCAAGTTGAAGAGTATATCAGGTCTATCGAAGAAAAGTATAAATGCAAGATAAAATGTATTGTGTCAGACCCATTTAACGCTTTACAAATGATGGAGAGTTTATCAAAAGACTATGAAGTGATACTCTTGAAACAGACGTATGGGAATTTAAGCCCGGCAATTAAGCAGTTTAGAGACGATGTATATACCGGCAAGATAAAATATGAAAAGAACAAACTGCTCGACTGGTGCCTGAGCAATGCGACAACCATAAAAGGCAAGACTACAGACGATATACTTCTTGCTAAGGAAAATAAGAATAAAACGAGGATTGACCTTGTAATGGCCAGCATATTCTGCTATACGCAGCCATATTTGCAAAATGATACTATCGACATTAGCAAATACGCAACTAACGAGTTCCTTTCAAAATTGTGGGGTGTTTGAATGCGGAAATTTCTCATTGATTATATTGAAGACATATTAATTTTGAGTGGTTTGGCAATTATTGTTGCAACCACTTTTTTTATTTCTAAAATGGCCGGTTTATATTCTCTTGGGGCCACATTGCTTGGCTTAGGTATATATTTTGCCAAGAATCCGCCAGAGAGAAGGTGATTAAGTGCTTTTTAGAAATCAAAAGAAGATTAAAAATGCGGAAATTACGCCTAATTGGTCGCCAGATTTTAATGAATTGATGACCTTTCTGGGCATAGCGCCAGATACTATAAACGTTGCAGGCAAAAATGCTTTAAAAGAGATAGTAGTCTATACCTGCATCAAGATTTTAAGCGATACTATGTCAAAGTTACCATGCAAGATATACCAGGACAGCGGAGGAATAAGAAAAGCAACAGAACATTATCTTTATCCGCTCCTTAAATTGAGGCCTAACCTATATATGAGCGCGTCAGATTTTTGGAAATGTCTAGAAAGCCAGCGCAACATTTATGGCAATAGCTATGATTGGATTGATTTTGTACCAAATGGCAGAAACGCAGGAAAAATTCAGGGGATTTATCCTTTAGATAGCACGAAGATGAGAATTTATGTGGACGATGTAGGACTATGGAGCAGCAAAAACAATGTTTGGTATGTATACACTGATAATTTAGGCAATGAATATAAGCTTAATGCGTCTAATTTGCTCCATTTTAAAGGATTAACAAACGACGGGTTAGTAGGAATGAGTCCAATAGAAGTTCTGAAACTTAACATCGAGAATGCCTCAGCGGCAGAACAATTCCTTAATAATAGCTTTAAAAACGGTATGCAGACCGCTGGCATAGTGAATTATATCGGCGATTTAAGCCCGCAGGCAGAGGAAAACTTCAGAAAGAACTTTGAGAGAATGGCAAACGGCCTGCAAAATGCCAACAGGATCAGCTTATTGCCTATAGGGTACACATATCAGCCTATATCAGTAAAACTTACTGATGCTCAATTTCTGGAAAATACGATGCTAACTGAGCGCCAAATTGCCGCTGCGTTTGGTGTCAAATTGTATCAAATAAATGACTTAGAAAAGACATCATATGCAAGTACGAGTGAGGCCAACCGAGAGTTTTATGTTGATACCTTGATGGCTATTCTGACAATGTATGAACAGGAGCTAACATATAAGTTATTCTTACCGCAAGAAATCATGCAAGGTTATTATATAAAGTTTAATCCAGACGTAATTTTGCGAGGTGACCCGAAATCAAGATATGAAGCTTATGCGATTGCGATTCAAAACGGCATAAAAACTCCAAATGAGGCTAGGGCATTAGAAGAGGATCCACCTCTGGAAGGAGGCGATCAGTTATTATTAAATGGTAATATGATACCTGCCACCAAAGCAGGACAACAGTATCAGTAGGAGGTGAACAATATTGAAGAGGTTTTGGAAGTTTATAAGAAATGCTGCGACTGAAACTACACCTGAAAGCGTTGAACTCAGAATCCAAGGCGACATTGTAAGCGATGACGATGTTTGGCTATATGAGTTTTTAGGCATGAGCACAATATCACCGAACGCTTTCAAGGATGAGCTAAAGAAATATGTAGGCAAAGACATAACAGTATGGATTGACAGCTACGGAGGTGATGTATTCGCAGCGGCAGGCATTTATAACGCCTTAAAAAAACATCAAGGTAAAGTAACAGTCAAAATTGATAGTAAAGCTATGAGCGCCGCCAGCGTCATTGCAATGGCAGGAGACGAGGTCCTAATGTCACCAGTCGCAATAATGATGATACACAATCCGCTTACCATGGCTAAAGGCGATATGAGAGACCTAAGGAAAGCAGCCGATGTGCTTGATGCCGTCAAAAGCAGCATTATTAACGCATATGCGCTTAAGACAGGCAGGTCCAAGGCAAAAATATCGTCCATGATGGATGATGAAACATGGATGAGCGCAAATGTAGCCATTAAGGAAGGATTCGCAGACGGAATATTATATACAGATAAGGCAGAAAGCGACAGCATGATGAACTTTGCATTTAATAGATATGCCATAGTAAACAGCGCCAAAAATGCATTCAAACATTTAAAATCCTTAGACAGGTTTAAAGTTAGAGATGGTGTATCGCCCGATGACGTGTCAAGAGAGATTGCACCAGAGGATGAAGAATGGGAGAGACCTAATCTATCGGACTTCACAGATAAAACATGGGACGAACTCACAGACCAGGAAAAGAAAGATATAGCAGGCCGCTACGCGTGGGCAGCGGAAATGCCTCCTGCAACATTCGGGGACTTGAAATTTCCGCACCATGACCTAAAGACACATAAAGTTGTATGGCGTGGAGTAGCACAGTGTGCAGTAAGACTTGACCAAGCCGATGTTCCAGCTGATGATATACCGAAAATAAAAAGTTACCTTGCATCGCACTATGACCAGTTTGGCAGAACACCGCTTTGGGAAGAACAAAATAATAAGAGCCAAACAGAAACATTAAAAGCAAAATTAGCTTTAGAATTGGAAATTACAGAAAAAGAGAGGATGATATTAAGTGAGTAAAGAATTAAGACAGCTTTTAGCAGAATTAGGGTTAAAAGAAAGAGAAGCCAGTGATTTACTAAACAAGAAAGATGCTACGGCAGATGAAATTAAAGCAAAAACAGATGAAATAAAGGCAATAAAAGCTAAGATTGAAGCGCAAAAAATAATTGATGAAGGTAAGGAATTCGACGAGGACGGTATCGAGCTTACAAGGGCACCAGCTAAAGAAAAGAAAAGGGAACGTGAAGAGTTCAACACACAGTACTAGAAAGCATTTTTAAATGCTTTTAGGCTAAAGGCGAGTAATGATGACTACAAAATATTGAATGCTTTAGACTCGGGAACGCCAGCTAATGGTGGCCTGCTCATTCCTCAGGATATACAGACCAGAATAAACGAATATAAAAGGTCTTTGCCGCAGTTAGAAACTCTTATCAATGTAATTCCAGTGTCAACTAACGGTGGGAGTAGAGTATTTGAGAAGATAGCCACTATGACGCCTTTGGTAAATGTGACCGACTTAACTGTCGATTTGCCTGATATGGGAAATCCAACGTTTGAGAATATTACTTATGCCATAAAAGACTACGCAGGGTATATGCCGGTAGCCAATGACCTATTAGACGATAGTGATCAGAATATTGTTGATTATCTAACTCAGTGGATAGCCAGAAAGTCAGTTGTAACAAGAAATACCTTAATAATCGGAAACACCAGTACCGGGACATATACATTCACAAAAGCGAACGCTGCGCCAAGTGCGCCGGGAAATATCATCTCGCCGGTGGCAGGTTCTACGGTCGTCGGAAACGTGACCATCAAATGGACAGAAGCCACGGACTCAGACGGAGATGAGCTGACTTATTCCGTTTATTATTCGGCAGATGACGGGGAAACGCTGCTGCCAATTGCGACAGGTGTAACAGCTTTAATACTGGCCTGGGACACAAGCGCGGTTCCAGAAGGAACAAACTACCGCATTTATGTCAAGGCTAACGACGGGAAGATGGACGGCCCTTTCGCAGTTAGCGGCATCTTTACTATTGCCCACAATTTAAGCCCGAGCGAAATGTCGGCAATTGCGCCAGTCCATACTGCTAGGGTGCCGCTTCAACCCGTATTCATGGCGGGCGTCGGGACTGATCCAGAAGGCGATCCTCAACACTTTAGGTTGCAGATTGCCAAAGACGTAAACTTTGTTAATATAGTGGACGACTTGGAAACAAGCACCAAAAATCTACTGACCGCAAATCAAGCCGGTGTGGAAGCCGGCACAACAGGATTTACCGCCAGAGGAACGACAATCGAAAGATCTACAGCCCAGTTTTATGAAGGCGCTGCCAGTTTGCAGGTGACCACATCAGGGACAATCGCCAATGAAGGCGTGGAATTAAGCCCGGTTGATGTATTAGGTGGTAAGAGTTACGCTGCTCAAGTAAAGGTAAAAGGTGCCGGATATATTCGCCTGGTAATTGAAGAGCTCGACAGCGAAGACAACTACTTGAGATCTACCGGAAGCAATCCAATAATACTGGACGGAACATCATGGCAGACATTATCCGTATTTGCTCGCACAGGCCAAGATTGCGCAAAATTGCGCTTGGCAGTACTGACTTCATCTGTAATAGGCGCGACGTTTTACTGTGATGCATTCATGTTAGTTAAAGGAGAAACAGCGCCTGACGAATTTATTCCCGGCCAGCAATACGGCCCGGGAACAGCAGATGCCATAGCCAGCTGGGAAATATACGGCGCCAATTGGATACCTATGCCTGCAACAGGAGCACCGGCAGAAACTGAACGGGTGAGACATTCACTTCGTCAGCCTTTGCAACAGAACCAAAGCTATTATTGGCGTATGGCGGCTAGAGATGACACAGGACAATACGGAGAGTGGACACTTCCCAGAATCATCCGCGCCGGGAATATGCTGCAGTTTAGGCTTAAAACCCCGATTGAAACATCTGTAGAGGTGGAGCGAGTATTGGTTTTTGGGTATCACAATATTGCCAAAGATGGTGCGAATCCAGCCGTGCTTAAGGTTGAAGCTAGTAATAACGCTTTTGACCCGTTTCCAGTCTGGCAGGATATTACCGCTGCATATTTGTCGCGCAACTATACTGACGTAGTAAATAAAAATAGGGTGGCGGACAAATGGGGTCTAGATATTCGCATTACCATATGGGCCCATGACACATTAGGCACTATTGAGGTGCTGGGCGTGGGTATTGCATTTGACTAAAAGTGGAGGTGGTATGCATGGAAGTAATTGCTAAATCGGACCTGGCAGCATTACGAGCTGCTAGGCAATTAGAGGAAGAAAAAAACAAAAGAATTCAGGACCTGGAGCTTGCATTGGCCGACCAAATGGCTGCCAATGTGGAAATGCAGATGAGGCTACAGGATCTAGAACTAGCGTTTGCTGATCAACTTGCAGGAGGTGTCATGTAATGGCTTATGCACCATATGTTGTGCGGGTGATTGCAAGAGCAATTATAACAAAATATGAAATGGGCATTAGAAAACCGGCAGAATTAGTACTGGTGTATCCTGCAGATGAAAGACAACCAATATTAGATGAGGTGTATAATATGAGGCCTGATTTAAGACCATAGGGGGGAACGCTGATGCCCGGGGCAGAAATAGCACAATACGGCCTTGCAACATTCACGGTTGCAGGGCTTATTTACATCGTTGTTCTATTCTTCAATATAAAAAAGAAGGAAGATGGTAATGACGACTTAAAAGAAGTAATTGAAAATAACACGAAAGCATTAAACAGCCTACTTTCTGTTATACAGTCAATACAAGTTACCCTTCTAAGGCAGGAAGCTAAAATTGATGAGCTCCTGGATCGAGCAAGGAAGTGATAAATGTGAGATTTTCAAAATGGATTGTTGCTTTGGTGATAGCCATGAATGGTATTTTTGCATGCGCGGTACTATATATATTTTTACGAGTTGGAAGCGAACCTTCAACGCTGATAGGGGCGTGGTTTGCATTCACAACGGGTGAGCTCTGGGCTCTGGCGGGGATAAAGAAGAAAGAACTGTATGCAAAAAAAGGACGAGAAGGAAGAAGGGGATGATAATGGAAATTAAATGGGTGGGTAGTCCTAATTATACATCCGGAAGAAAGGGCAAGAAGATAATCGCTATCGTAAACCATATAACAGCAGGGGATTATCCAGGGTGTCTTTCATGGATGCAGAATCCGAAAGCCCAAGCCAGTGCTCACTATCTCATCACCAAAGCAGGGAAGATTTTACAACTAGTCAAAGAATCTGATACTGCTTGGCACGCAGGAGCAGTAAACAAGCCTAATTGGAAATATTATGACGGCACAAATCCAAACTACTACACGATAGGTATTGAACATGAGGGTTTCCCAGAAACAGGTATAACCGAAGCGCAGTATCAAGCAACCTTGTGGCTTCAAAAGCAAATAATTCAAAGATATGATATTCCAATCGATAGCGACCACATCATAGGCCATTACCGCATTGACAGTGTCAACAGGCCTAATTGCCCTGGGCCTAAGTTTCCTTGGACAAGACTATTTAATGATTTAAGAGGTGATGATAACTTGGATAAAGTAACTCTTAAGGATGTTATTATTACTAAAACCAAATTCGGAAATGAGGAACTTTCCGGATATATTATAGGGGGCAAGACATATGTAGAGTTCCGCAAGTTATGTGAGATTTTAGGGCTGAAAGTTGTCTGGAATGAAAAAACATTTACGTCCGAGGTGAGAAAATGAACTGGAAGCAAAAACTTACATCTCGAAAGTTTTGGGTAGCCGTGGCAACGGCTATTTTTATTATTTTGTCTGAAGGGCTTGGTCTGAATGTAGACAGCGACTTATACTGGAAACTGGTTACAGTTGCATTGGGGTATATTTTCGGTGAAGCGGCAGTTGATATAGCAAGGGCAAAAAATGAATGA